CTCCACTTGCTGTAGATGTAGCCCATAGACCATTGTCTTTGTATCTATGAGAAGAATCAAATAGAGTTAAAGGCTGTGATATCCTTAATCTACCAAATGCATCAGCAAGCATAGGTTGGTTGTTAAGTAAATTAAAATTACTTAACCCACTAGATGAAATAATAGTACTCATAATCTTATGTAATCCAAGTCACTACAAATGTTGTCCCTGTTGCATCAAATGATAAAACATCTAAAGTATTATTTAATGCTCCAGCATCAAAATTAATTGTGACTCCTGCCGGTAATACTTCAGTATCTACAATTCCTGATGCAGTTCCTACATTTGCAATAGAAAAACTAAATGCTCCAGTAGGTGTAGCTCCTGTTGTATTTACAACAGTTACAATACGTGGTGTTCTAAGTACTGATGTAAGTTTAGTATCTACTGATAATAAAGTTGCTTCTGTAGCGGCTCCTGTAGGAAGAGATACTGTACCAGTAATATCAGTAATATTCCAAGTACCTGATTGACTTACTGGAAGTGCTGTTTGATCAGATGCAATTGTTACTGGCATTGAAGCAGACATTGTAGTCTGACCTAATGCATCAGGAGTACCAGCTTCTATAGATACTAAGTTAGATGTATAAGATACAATCTGAGCTAAGTAACTATTAGGATTGATATATGTAATAGGAGCTACTGGAGTACCTGGTGTATTTGATCCGGCTAAGAAATAAATAGGTGGATCAAATGTAGTTCCGTTCCAGATTCTTACTTCCAACCATGTGTCTCCATTAGCATCTACAACTAATACTGCTTCATAGTCTGTACCATTTTGAATAGCTGCTAAAATTTGAGCTAGTAATGGTTCTACTGTATCAGTATTATCTACTAATTGATTTAATGCATCACAGGCACACTGTTGACCCATGAGCATTTTGAGTTGCCAGGGGAAGTTATTCCCCTGTAACCCACTATTTCTTAAGTCTCCTATACTATTTGACATGATAGTTTATTTAAGATTATTCTTATCTGTAAACTTCTGTTACTACCTGAATGTTAAATTCAACTTCAGGAGTTGCTGGATCATCAATTACTACTAATGCTCCTGCGGGAACATCATTTGCATATGCTTCTTCTATAGAAGCATAAACTCCATAGTCTAAAATTGATCTGAACAAGTCAGTAAGTTCTGCTGCTTTTTCTTCACCGGATGTATTTATTGAAGATATCCCATATACTTTTGGAGAAATGGTATCTACAGTTGCCGGTACTAATGCTTCTGCCATGACTGATAAATTTTAATTATTGAACAATTTTAACAACTTTGTCTGTTCCTGAAACAGATACATACCAATCACCAGGTTTCAAACCTGCTGCTATTGCTGCAGCATTGTTTGCATACACTCTCTGTGTTGAAATTTTGGTACCCCAATCAAAGAAAAACTTATTTACCGACCTGTTAAGGTACTGGTACATCTGAGTAAGTTTAGATTTATACTCAGGCATCGTAGATCTAGCATTATCTACATTTTCAAATTCTGGTAAAGCTCCCATGATATAATTTTTTTGTTATACTATAATATACAAAAAATTATTGAATAAAAAAAATCCCCGGAAAAATTCCGAGGATCTTATATTGAGAGGGCAGCAGAATTAACCTACCAATAAGCCTAAAAGAAATCCTATAACTACCATAGCTATAATTACAGCATGTGCAATCTGTCTTCCTTCAGAATCTTCTTGCCACATATTAGACATCTTATTATATATAGGTTTACTAAATGCATTTTGTACTAAAAACAAAATAGCAATAGTAAGTAATCCTATAGTAAAAAGTATACCTTTGAGTATCATAAACTGTCAATTCTTCTCTGTAAATATACTAAAGCTTTTTGTAAATCCTCTTTTTTTGTAGAAATATTTTTCTTACCTGCTCTAGCTAAGTACTTGACTACGTTGCCTAAATAGAAATCCTGATCTAATTCCCAAGCTTCTAAAACACTGAATACTTCATAAGTATTATCCTTACCACCATAGTATTCAGGTCTTGGTCCTTCATCTAGTGTAACTACTCTTTTACAAAGATCTATAGGTGTTGACCCCATGTCAATTAATGATTTATAACAGACGTTTTTACTATCCATATTATTACCAAATAATAACTACATCACCCTCATTAAGGACAAGTTTAACTTCTCCATCAATATCAATACGTTCAACAACCTCCATGTTTAGAGAAGCTGTACGAATGTACACTTGGTCTCCCTCAGATATTTCTTCTACCTTGTCTCCTACTGCATATACTGTAAGTTTATTCCACATCTTTATAGCTTCTGCCATAATCATGTCTTCATCCTTTGCACTCAACTGGATAGCTGACTCTTTTCTTTTTGGAACATCTAGCAAAATTGTTCTTCCTCTTAGTTTTTTAAATGGTTTCATTATGTATTTTTTAATGTAATTACTTTTACTACTGCCATTTGGGCATTTAGGATTTCTCCTATTGCATGGTCAAATAACAAACTTTTTAAAGGATGTCTTTCTTTCTCATAATTATCCTTTAATATCTCTGCTATTTCTGCAGCTAATTCTTTTACTCTAATCACATCCGGATCTCCTGATGGATTAAAATCTAAACCTACTAATCTCTGTCCAAAAGTAAGAGCTTTAGTGTTATTCATTTCTGAATCGTTTTCTGGTACACTTGGTACTGGGTATTCTTCACTCATATTATAGATATTAAAATTTACGCATCATACTTTTGCTTTGGTTTACTTTCTACAGCAGGTTTATCCTGTTGTTCATCTGGAAGATCTGCCAAAATATTAAACTTAATCTTCTCTAATAAACCTACTATAGCAAGATTACCATAAGCTTGTTCTCCTACTTTTACTTCCAATCCTTCTTCTTTTTCAGTAATTGATAATAATACTTTATCTGACATAGTTAATAATTTACTTAATTCATCATAGAGTTCCCGTGCACGTAAGTTACTCCCACCAAGATCTCTAACCTCTTTGGTAATCTTTTCCCACAACTTTTTTTGTTGTGGTGTCATCTCAGTAAACGATTGGATTAAACATTACACATTTGTTGGTGGACAAATATATAAACTTTTCTGGTTTAAACTAAAAACCCTAGAAAATTTTTCCAGGGTCTTTAGCTATTAATCAATTAACCTTAAATATGAACTTGAACAATTCAGTTACAAATATAGTTTTTTTTCTAAATCTTTTAATTTCTCAGATCTTTTCTTTATAACTTTTGCAGGAGACCCAAATAGAATGGAATACTCTTTAAAGCTTTTAGTAATTAAACAATTTGCACCAGCAGCAACTCCTTCTTGTAAATGAACCCCTGGTAATATAACAGTACTTGCTCCAATAATCACATGCTTGTCTAAAGTAACTGGTTTTGATATGAAAGTTCTAAATTTATCTGGGACTGTAGGATTAGTTAAACAGTTTCCAGAGTAGTCATCTGTTGATGAATATATAGAAACTCTAGAAGATAATCCTGAAAAGTCTTTCACAGTAATCTTTTCAGTTCCTATTAATAGACAATAACAACCTATATGTACATAACTACCTATACTAATGCCACCAGTTCCAGCAGATAGTACACAGAAATCATCTATCCTTACATTGTCACCTATTTCAATATTACATGGATTATACAGACTAGTCTTCTTCGATAGGAGGAGGTTGGTGCCGTAGGACTTTAAACCCAGGTCTTTTAATTCATCTTCCGTGTAGTACATAATTTATTTCCAGTAATCCATAAATCCAGTACTGTAATGTAAATAATCAGTCTGGAATAATTTATTTATTGACTCTATATTAGACTTAAGATTTTCAGGTTCATTTTTAAATAATACCCAACACTTAGAAGATGGACAATATATTGAACTAACATATCCCCATTGCTTCATTAAAATATCCATACTCTTATTGGTATGTAATGCAGAATGCACGGGTGGTGTAATATAAAACCAGTTTGGATCATTAGGTATATTTTCACAAACTACTGTGTGTATTATCATTACTCCATTTTCAGTTACTAAGTTGTTTATCTGATCAAGATCTTCTCTTTTTCGTACATGCTCAAATAAAGCACTTGTGATAATTACATCTACTTTATTCAAGTCTTCCTTTTTAATATAGTGAACAGTTTTAGCATTATTGTCTGTAACGTATGGGTCATATACAGGTAAAGACAAATCAAAATATTTTAAAAGTATCTTACTTAGTGTACCATATCCACCAGCATAGTCAAGCATATTACTGTTAATAATATTATTCTTAACTAAAATATTTATCATTGTTGCCTGCTCTATATAGGGTGGTTCATTTATGTCTTCTCCAAGCATCTTATTTTCAAAGAGTGTATGGAAATCAAAATTTAACTTACACCATGCATCATATTCCATTTTAAATACAGTATCAGAACAAGTAAATCCACATGTGTTACATTTATAATAATCCGAACTATTCAAAAAATAATCATAAGGAGGTTGATACTCTTTAGTAAAAGAATATGTTATGTCATTGCTACATATTATACATTGATCTTTCATTTTACTGCATATATATTTTGAATTGTGATAAATCTGGATATACCAGCTCTATATCAGGATTATGTTTCTTACTTCCATCTTGATTATAAAATTGGGCCATTTGTTGAATACCTCTAGCAGCTAGTTCTGGTATCATATAAAAGTTCCAACCAGTCATGGTAAATGTATCTTCATGATATGAACATTCATTTCTTCCACTATATCTAGCTCTTTTAAACCACTCATATGCTACAGGATCATCTGTAAGTATTGCTCCTCCTTTAGATAACTTCAAATGTTTGTGAGCTCCGGTAAAAGATAAACACATATATGTTCCCGGTATATACATATCTGCAGTAAATCTTAAAGCTGAATCCCAAACTTTTGTTGGCTTCAATTGATATGCTCCTTTGAATCCACCTTCTATAAATTTTACTTTTCCACCGGCATGAATAATCTCACAGGGAACAGAAGGATATGTTTTTGATGGTATAGAAACTTCT